GAATCGCGGGATCACCTGATAGGCATCACCCTCCTGTTGGGGCGGGAACACCATCACGAACGCAGAGACGTCCGTGTTGGTGGACAGGTCCAATCCGCCATAGCAGATCCTGCCCCTGAGCCCCTCGGGATCGACTGCCGCCCCACAGGCTTGCCAGTGCTCCAAGGGAATCCACTTGGTCTCGGCCTGCGTCCAGATGTCCAGCTCCAACCGCTGAAATGCATTCAGTGACGCGGGCATCTCCTTGGCGCGCCCGGCCTTGCGACGCATGTCATCTAGCTTCTTTGAGACGGCCAGGTTCGGGTTCGCCTTCACCCAGGCGCTCTCGTCATCCCATTCGTCGTCCCCATCGAGGGTGTAGATCATCCCAAACCAGGAATCATCCTCGATGACTCCGTCAAGTACCTTCTCGGTATACTCATGCAACTTCCAGCATAGACTCTGCCGATCGTAGCCCGCCGTCGTGATCGCGAACATGAGCGGCTGCCTTCGCGCGCCCGTCGCCGTCTCGATCACGTCCCACACCGCTCTCGTCTTGTGGGCATGTACCTCATCCACTAGGGCCGCGTGGACGTTTAGGCCGTCCATCGTGTCCGCATCGGCTCCCAGGGGCTCGAACTTGGAGGCTGTATCCACAATGTGAATGTTGTCGCGGTAGACGTTCACCATCCGACGAATCGCGGGAGAGCTCTTGGCCATGCGCGTGGCCTCGCCATGGCTGAGACGCGCCTGGTCTCGCTTCGTAGCTACCGAATACACCTCTGCGCCGGGCTCGCCATCGGCCAGCATCAGGTACAGGCCCAACCCCGCCGCGAGTGTCGTCTTGCCGTTCTTGCGCGCCACCTCGAGATAGGACGTTCGGAACCGTCTCGTCCCATCCTCCCGGCGCCATCCCATCAGCATGGCGACCGCAAACTGCTGCCACGGCTCCAGCTCCAACGTGCGGCCAGCCCACTCGCCCTTTGAATGCTTCAGCAGGCGGAAGAAGGTGATAGCCGTTCTTGCCTTTTCCTCATCAAACCAAAGACCGCGCTCCTCGCCCGTCTCTAGATCGCGCCGGTTCCGCTCGCAGGCGCACCGCACCCAGTGGCATGCCGGCACATCGCCGCTGAGGACATCGCCCACGTACTGGTCATACGTGAAGCCGCTCATTCTTCGGTCGCCAACCTCACGAGCATCGACGCAAAGTCCTCTTCCTCTTCCTCCACCTGGACGCGCAATCGCGATCTCTCCGCAGGCGTCAGGCCAAACTCACCAAAGAGCTTGCGCATCTGTTCCCAAGCCCGGTCCGCCGTCCATCGCCACGGGTTCTGATAGAGGTTGCCATCGGCACTTACGAGCACTGGCCCGCCCGTTTCGCGCTCCATGCGCGTCGCATACTCAAAGCGGCCGGCCGCATCGGCGAACATGCCGAGGGCGTAGCGATCCACGATAGTGAACAGGCCCGCTTCCAGCAGCCATCGGCCAAGCTGGCGCCAGACCGCCTGCCCCTCCTCACTGAGAAAGTCCGGCGGCGAGGGCGTCCTGGAGGGCACGCGGAACTGGGGCTCGCCCGCGTTCAGCGGACGATGGCCAGGATTGCCGGCCAGCCGCTTCAGTTTGGTCGGTTTCGGGCTCGGTCCTGGCTTCACGTTGCGTCATCCTCCCCAGGGGTCCGATCTTGCGGGCGGCTAAGCATGGCCCCCGCTCGGTCCACAGGCCCTTCCCGCCGCAGCGATTCTGACGCCCTTACCCCCATCGACTGCCGCTGCGTCTTCCTCGAATGGCACGCGTGACACAGCGCCTGCAGATTCGTCCAGTCATCGGCGCCGCCCGCTGCCTTGGGGATGATGTGATCCACGTCGGTCGCGGGCGCCCCACACCGTGCACAGAATGGATGCGCTGCCAGGAAGGCCTTGCGCAAGCGCCTCCACCTGCGGTCATAGCCACGGGCCGCAGCGCTGCCCCTAGCGCGCTCCCGCTCGCGCGCATGCTTGGCGCACAGGCCGCCCCTCTCAGCGAAGTTGGGGCACCCTGGGACCATGCACATCCGCCGTGGCTTCCACGGCATGTCTAGGCCTTCTCTCCACGCGGGCTTGCCAGCTCTGTCGGCTCTACCTTCTCCTTGGAAAGCTGCGCCAAGGCATCTCGGATTACGTCTGGCACTGGCAACCCTGCGCCCACCACGTTCTCGATGATCGAGAGCCCTTCGCTCACGCAGTAGAAGATCACCGCCGCGTTCCGCACAAGCCCATCCGTGCCGGCTAGCCCGTCGAGCTGTGCGCCAACGGCAATGACAACGAACATCAGAACCTTGCGTACGCCACCGCGCCAGCTCTCCTTGCTACTGAGCTTCTTCTGGACGGCAGCGCGCGCGAATCCCGAGACCACGTCCAGCGCCGCCAGTGTCAGCAATGTCGTCATGGCAGGTGTCCAGCCTCCAAGAATGCTACAAAGCCCGGCCACGATGGCTGACAGCACGGCCGCGAGTTTACCTGGCCACGGGATCAATCCGGTCACATTGTCCATCCTCCTACCTCCAAACATCTCGCAGAAACACAAAAAAGCGGCACACTCTCGACTGGGGGTTTCCCGCAAGTCGAACAGTGTGCCGCAGGGCTCTCGCCCGGGGGCTATGCGATTGTGCGTTTATTACCGCTTGTGCTTTGGCACTACACTACGCGGCAAACCGAGATAATCCTCCAAGGCGCCCAAAGCCATCAAAAGCGCCCTACGCAGCGCCAACCAGAGCGATCGCTCACGATCCGTCATCCAATCTCCCGTATCTACACTACTATCATATCATACGGAATTTTCGTGTCAAGCTTGTTCGACGTCTAACCATTCTTGCACGAGCTCGGGCTCGCTCAGCTTCAACCCTAGGCGATTCATTGCATCGGACAGCGTGTCCACGTTGCGATAGTGGTGCTCGACGTTGTGGTAAATCTCATCCCACGTGGTCCTTGGATGCTCCATAATGTACCAAGCCACGCTGGCCGCCACACGTGACCGTGGCGTGCCACGGGGCTGCGAGCGCTGGTTATTGCTGCGCGCCTGCTTGGATAGCTCACGCAGGCACATCTGCCACACCCCGTCCTTGATCCCCACAAACTCTGCCAGGCGGGCTATCCAGACGCTCTCTAGATCTATGAGCGCTAGCTCGCGACAGAGAGGGCAGCTGGTGAGGCCGCGCTCTTTGCGGCACCAACACATAGGCTCGCATCGCTCACATTGCACGTCGTCCACAGCGCTCTGGATGATCCGAAGTGCCAGCCCTTGCCAGCGCGCGATCTCGTCGCGCGCTTGTTCCTGCTCGAGGATGAGATCATGCAGCGTCACAACCACTATGTAGCTCCTATCGTGTGATTCTTGACACAATAAACGTGCAGAATGGCCGCCTTTTACACAATATTCGCACACGTTTTACACAGAAACCCCTTGACATCTGTATATACATCGTATATACTAAGGGCACAACGGTGAGAGACACAGGAGGACCACGAGATGGCATACCCGATCAGCAAGGCGCAGGAAAAGGTGTTGGCAGCGCTCGGACTCACGGCGAACGACTTTGGCGAAGCGGAAGCGCTCTTTGAGCGCATCGGTATTATCGTCAAGAGCAAGCGCGGCGTTCCCGTCGTCAGCTTGCGGAAGCGCCAGGGCGGCGGATTCAGCGACGACGGCGACGGTTTCGTTTTCGACATCGAGCGCGACGAAATCGACCTCAGCCCTCTCAAGCAGTGGATGGAGGCATAGGCAATGGCAGACATGATGAGCTTCAGGGTTCCCCAGCGCACCCGCCGCCAGATGGAACAATTGGCAACGCGCTACCACAGCATGACCGCCGTCGTTGTGGCGGCTGTCGATCGCATGTATGCACAGGAGGTTACTACCATGACGGACCAGATCGTTCACTCTATCGAGGAGGCCACGGCCATCGCTGATGGCGATCTTTGGGATCAGTTTTGTGGCGATATGACGCCCGCCGAGGTCCTGGCGTCGTACAACGGACCCGAGGACATGGCTATTCACACTACAGGATGGACCGCTACGCCGGAAATCGCCGATAACATCGAGCGCAGGTTGTGGAACTATGCGCTGGAATCGCTTGCCGACGATGATTTGATCGCGGCTCGCGGGGGCACCTTCACATGGCGTGAGGACGCCTATGGCGCGTGGGTATGGTGCCTCTCTGGCGTCAACGGTGATGGCAACGCCTGGGAGACCGACGACTATGAGGCCGATAACGAGGAGGCAGCCCGCGAGGCCGCCGCCGACTACCTGCGCGAGTATCTGCGCGCTGATGCCTAGCCGCTGTCGCCACCAAGCCCCCGTCACCACGGCGGGGGCTTTGCTCTGTCCCATCACGCCACCACCTCCGCCAGTATCATCTGCCTCATCGCTAGCTCCTCCTCACCAGCATCCATCACATCTCTGACCTGCATGCCGCCGTCCCCTAACCAATCGTGTAACGCCAGCGTAGGTTCCAATATCGGCTCTGAACACCAAACCAGCGCATAGCCCACGTTACGCCAGAAATCACACGTATAGCTCGGATCGGACGGATAAATGCGCTCACGATGCGCTTTCAGTGCCTCGAATTGCCGTTGCGTAAGCTGCGATCGCGCCCACTCTTGCCATCGCCATCCCGATAGAAATGAGCGCTGAAAGATCGCATCGACAAACCCTCGCACGGTCTCGGCCGTATCTCGCGCCTCATACCACGCAGTCAACGCCTCGACCGTTGGGACAGGCTCCCGAAAAGCTGGCAAGATCTCGCTTTGCTGTCGCTCCATCCGCTGGCGTCGCGCCTTTGCCAGCTTGTGTGGATCGCGGCGTGTAACATAACGGGCTACCCTAGCGAGATGCTGTTGGACCCACTCGTCAGCCCAATCCTCGTACGCCGCCAGCGCCTCTACCCCATCTCGCTCTCTAGACATATCTGCCTCCCTGCCACGACGTAGAGCTTGTTATCCGGCCACGCTATCAGCTCCAATAGCGCAATGCCCTCCTGGATGCTGACGACGCGCCACTTTCGGGGACAGTAGCCCAGCCCCATCGACTGATAGGCTTTCATTGCTTCGACCTCGGCCTCCAGCACCACCGTATCGCCTGGGCAGATGCCCATCAGGCGCAACATATCGCTCACCACAACGCTCCCTGCCCCTTCAACGGCTCCTCGGGCGGAGATGGTTTGCGCTCGCCGCTGGCCCAGAACTGGCAATGCACCAAGACGGGCGCTGCGTCTGGTATGGAAGGTACGAAAAAGCAGCCTTTGTTGGCGTATGCCACATGGCCGTTGCGGTCACGCAGTTCGCGGTTACCCCTGACAACCACCCAGCGACCTCCGCTGCGATACGCCACCCATAGCTTCCCAAATGGAGCCTGCTCTTGCTTCGCGTCACGCCACATCCCGTTAGGCACTATCATCTCCCAGGCCGTTCTGCCAGAACGGATGCGCCACACAGCTATCTTGGCTACCTGTCACGAACTCGACCTTCGGACACCATCCGCAATCATGGCCCCCCTTGATTTCGCCGGTCGGCTGCCAGTGGCGACAGGTCAAGCACCGATACCCCCAATAATCCCACAGCGCATCCACGGTCTCTGAATCCACAGCAATGCCTAGATGGTCTAGCATCATATGAGAGCGCCGCCAAATAGCGACGCCAAAATCCTTGACGATAATGGCCCGTTCCTCGCGCGTCGGTTCGCTGGCCTCCTGGCGGGATCCCATACGTTCCGAGCCCGTCTTGGCGCTAGCATGCCCCCCTCTGATAGCCGCCACACAGAGCGTTGCTAGTATTCCTTTTACAAACTCGCGTCTCGTTAGCATTGCGTCTCCCTAGAACGGAATGTCCTCATCGCCTACCTCCGCGATCGGCTCTGCCTTTGCCGCGCCCATCGGTGACCGGTGAGCCTACTCGCTTTCCCGCAGCCGCTCTATCATCGCTGGCACCTCGCTCACAGAGACCAGCCCGTCGTTGGAATACTCCCCGACGGACTCCCCCAGTCCACCCAGCAACGGCCGCGACAACACGCTACTAAACATCTTTGCCTCGACAACCGTGAACACCTGGATGGGGGGCCAGATTGGATACCGCCCGTCATGATACGCCTCATGCTTCACGGAACCGATCGTACGGACACGCTCCCCTACCGTGAACATCACGCACACACCTCCTCAG